AAAAATACCCTGGTAATCAAGAATATTTAAGAAACTGGAACGGCAAGCAAGACGATCAAACTATTCAAGTTTTATATTTTGAATACAAAAGTTATTCAGATCAAGTTTATAAAATAAAATATACTGACGCTGGATTAGAAAAAGTATTAGAAAAACCTGATACATTTGCACCACCACCAAATGATGGTTTTGAAAGAGTTTCAAGAACTATAGAAACACTTTACAGTGGAGCAAAAATACTAGGACATCCAATGATGTTAGACTGGAGAATGGCAGAACATATGACAAGACCAGTTGCGGATACTACTAAAGTTAATTTTAGTTACGCTATAACTGCTCCTAGAATGTATAAAGGACGTATAGAATCTTTAGTTAGTAGAATAACAGGTTTTGCTGACATGATACAATTAACTCATTTAAAAATACAACAAGTATTAGCTAGAGTAGTTCCAGATGGTGTTTTCTTAGACATGGATGGTTTAGCAGAAGTTGATCTTGGAAATGGTACTAACTATAACCCAGCTGAGGCTTTGAATATGTATTTTCAAACTGGTTCTGTAGTAGGTAGATCTATGACTCAAGAAGGTGGTATGAATCCAGGTAAAGTTCCTATACAAGAATTACAGACTGGATCTGGTGGTGGAAAAATAAACTCTTTAATACAAACTTATCAGTATTATTTACAACTAATTAGAGATGTAACGGGACTTAATGAAGCTAGAGATGGAAGTAATCCAGACAAAAACTCATTAGTAGGTTTACAAAAACTAGCAGCTGCTAATTCTAATACTGCTACTAGACACATCTTACAGTCTAGTCTTTACTTAACCGCTAGAGCTTGTGAAAACATATCTTTAAGAGTTGCTGATTCATTACAATTTCCATTTACAAAAGAAGCTTTAAAAAATAGTATATCATCTTTTAATACTGGAACTTTAACAGAGTTAATGAATTTACAAATTCATGATTTTGGTATATTTATAAAGCTAGAACCAGATGAAGAAGAAAAAGCTGAGCTTGAACAAAATATACAAATAGCTTTAAAGTCTGGCCAAATAGACTTAGCAGACGCGATAGATATTAGAGAAGTTAGAAATCTAAAACTAGCTAATCAAATGCTTAAGTTTAGAAGAAAGAAAAAAGCAGAAGCAGATCAAGCCGCTGCTCAAGCGAATATACAAGCTCAAGCACAAGCTAATCAACAAACTGCTGAGAAAGCTATATTAGCTGAAATGCAAAAGCAACAAGCGTTAACCGAAAGTACTGTACAAATAGAACAAGCTAAGTCTCAATTTGAAATACAAAGAATGGAGATGAAAGCTCAATTAGATATGAAAGCTTTAGAAATAAGGTATCAGTTTGATATGCAGCTGAAACAAATGGATGTATCTAGAGTTAAGGAAAGAGAGCAGTTTATTGAAGATCGTAAAGATAATAGAACTAAATTACAAGCAACTCAGCAAAGCTCTATGATACAACAAAGACAGCAAGAGTTATTACCAACAGACTTTGAAACCCAAAGTAACCCACAAAGCTTAGGCGCAGACAATATGCCTATGTAACAATTATTAATTATTATATTATATTATGTCAGAAGAAACAAAAGAAAAACCTATAGTAGACGATACTAAACAAGGTTTAAAACTAAAAAGCAAGCCAAAAAAACTTGTTGATAAAATGCCAAACAATATAACTCATATTGATTTAAGCAAAGATCCTAAAAAAGATCTTCAAGAACAAGCTACTACTAAAGTAGAAATACCAACTGAAAAAGTTGAAGAAGTAAAAGCTGAAATTAAAGAAGAAATAAAAGAGGATAAAGTTGAAGAAGTTGCTACTATAACAGAAATAAAAGAAGAAGAAGAAAAAGTAGTAGAAACAAAGCAACAATTAAAAGAAGCAGTAAGAGATGAAAAAGTTATTGGCAAGCAGTTACCAGAAAACATCGAAAAACTAGTTTCATTTATGGAAGAAACAGGTGGAACTGTAGAAGATTATGTTTCACTAAATAAAGACTACTCTAAGTATGACGAAAAACAAATACTTAATGAGTATTACAAAAAGACTAAACCACACTTAAATCAAGAAGAAATAAGTTTTCTAATGGAAGATAATTTTTCTTATGATGAAGAAGTGGATGAAGATAAAGTTGTCAGAAAAAGACAATTACTCTTCAAAGAAGAAATTGCAAAAGCCAAAAACTTTTTAGAAAGTTCAAAGAGCAAATACTACGACGAGATCAAGTTGAGACCTGGCGTAACTCAAGAACAGCAAAAAGCTATGGATTTTTTCAATAGATACAACAAAGAACAACAAATAGCTGCAGAGCGTAGGGAACAATTTAAAGATACTACTAGTGAGCTTTTCAATGGAGACTTCAAAGGTTTTGAAATTAAAGTTGGTGAAAAAAAGTTTAATTATAATATCTCTAATCCTTCCGCAACTGCCGAGAAACAGTCTGACTTAAACAAGTTCGTTAAGAAGTTCTTAAATGACAAGGGAGAAGTTATTGATGCTGTTGGTTATCACAAGGCTTTTTACGCTGCTGAAAACGTTGATACAATAGCTAACCATTTTTATGAGCAAGGCAAAGCCGATGCTGTTAAAGATGTAATAGCTAAATCTAAAAATATAAATAATGATCCTAGGCCACAAGCTTCAGGTGATGTGTTTATAAATGGATTTAAAGTAAAAGCAATAAGCGGTGTTGATAGTTCTAGGTTGAAAATTAAAAGTAAAAAACAACAATAACTAAAAATAAATAAATATGAGTTTTGTAACTGGCGGGAGTTTTCCTGCAAGCATCGTGCCTGCTCAAAAAAGAATGACGTTAAGAGAAAATTATCTTGACTTTTCTAATGGTGGTGGTAACGATTTCGCACAACAATATCTACCTGAGCTTTACGAAGCAGAAGTAGAAAGATACGGAAACCGAACAATTGGTGGTTTCTTGAGAATGGTAGGCGCTGAAATGCCTATGACATCTGATCAAGTTATTTGGTCTGAACAAAATAGATTACACGTAGCTTATAAAACTAGTGCTGTAGTTAATGTAAATAATGATGCATCTATTAACGCTACGCTTACTCCAAACTTAGCTAATACTGAATCTCCTGGAGTTGCTTTAGCTGCACATGCTATTAGAGTTGGTCAAACAGTTTTAATGTCTGACGTTGCTACTGGATTAATAGTGGCTAAAGCTCTTGTTCAAGCAACTACTGCTACTACTTGTAGTTTAGCCGTTTATGGTGGAAGTTTTAACACTGCTACTGCTGCTGACGGTGTACCTGCTGGACTTTTAGGAGCTGGAAACTGTAATGTATTTGTTTACGGTTCTGACTTTGGAAAAGGAACAGTTGGAATGCAACAATCTATTGAGCCATCTTTTACTCAGTTTTCTAATTCTCCAATGATCTTAAAAGATAACTTTAAAATTAACGGTTCTGACACTGCTCAGATTGGTTGGGTTGAAGTTTCTACAGAAGAAGGACAATCTGGATACTTATGGTATCTAAAGTCTGAGTCTGAAACAAGATTAAGATTTGATGATTACTTAGAAATGAGTATGGTTGAAGCTGAGTTTATGGTTCCTGCTACTCCTACTGCTTCTGGTGTACTTTATAATTTTGGTGGTGCTGGAAATCCAAGTGGTGCATCTAGTGCTGCTGACAATCAACAAGTAAAAGGTTCTGAAGGTTTATTCGCTGCTATTGAAGCAAGAGGTAATGTATATTCTGGTTTTGCTGGAGCTGCTGCTCCTGGTTCAGGTGCTTTAGGTGATTTCGATGAAATCCTTAAAAACTTAGACAAGCAAGGTGCTATTGAAGAAAACATGTTATTCTTATCAAGATCTACGGCTCTTGACTTTGATGATATGGTTGGCGCTATGGCTGGATCAAGTTATGCTTCTACTCAGTCTGCTGGTTATGGTTTATTCGATAACGACGGAGACATGGCATTAAACTTTGGATTTTCAGGTTTTAGAAGAGGTTCTTATGACTTCTACAAAACTGATTGGAAATATCTAAATGATGCTTCAACTAGAGGTATGGATAAGGAAATTGATGGTGTAATGGTTCCTGCTGGAACAACTACAGTTTATGACCAAATGTTAGGTCAGAACATCAGACGTCCTTTCTTGCACGTAAGATATAGAGCTTCTGAAACTGAAGATCGAAGATATAAGTCTTGGATTACAGGTTCAGTAGGTGGTGCTTACACTGACACTTTAGATGCGATGACGGTAAGTTTCTTATCTGAGAGATGTTTAGTAACACAAGCTGCAAACAATTTTGTATTGTTTAAAGGAGCTTAATAATTATATAATGAGAGTGGCTTTTGTCACTCTCTTTATTAATCTTTAAATAATAAAAATTATGGCGAATATCATAAAATTACCTTATCAATCATCAACTACATTTCTAGGTTTAAATATTGCTGGTTGCTACAAAGTTTTAGTAGGAAGTGCTGCAGATCAAATTGATTTATATTACAACGTTCCTTCTAGTACTAGTACTGCAACTTGGAAAGTAACTTTAGACTGGGATAGTGCTGCTGTTAGTCAAGCTGACATAACCGCTTTAGACAGATTGATTAAATCATTTAGAACTAAACCAGCTGCTTCAGTTGAGTATAAATTAATATCGGACAAGTATGCTAAGTTGTCATCAACTGCGCCTTTTGCAGTTGCTAGCGCTACTCAACCTTAAAAAATAAATTATGAGTGAAAATATAATTTTAATACCATTAAATGGTAAATTAAAACTAAGCAATACTATAGCTGCTACGAGAGTGGATGTAAGTGGTGCTGTTTGGGTTGCTAATGCAACTGTTACCGGTCTAGCTAGTACAGTTGATTCTGGAAGTACTGGATCTGGTGCTACTTTCGAAGTTGTTATTAGTGCAGGCAGTATGGCTGCTACTACTGTTGAAGCAGAAGTTTCAGGATCTGGTTATAAGCCAGGTGATGTTATAAGCATAGCTGGTAATACTACTAACTTTACAGGAGTTATAACTATAACTGTACTTAACGCTGATCTTTTAGGAGATGAAGCAGAAGCTATTATAGATTTAAATGCTGCTGGTGGTTATCCACTTTGCGTTAAACCTGATGGCTCTAGTTATGCTGATTTTGAAATTGTTCAAATACAATCAGACCACTCTAGAGAATGGAAAATAGTCATAGCTGGCGGCACTGCCGACAACTATGAGTTAATAACAAGAAGAATAAATGATGTGTTTATTAAAGCTTTACAACAGCCTAACTCTTCTCCAGTATTGAAAGATATTGCTGAAGGTGTTACTGTTGATAGCGTAACATTATCATAACAATACATAAGATCCTGTTTCGGCAGGATCTTTTTTAATTATTATATTATATTATATTATGGAAACAAAAGAAAAAAAGACTCCTGAAGTAAAGTGGGAGTATAAAAATAGAACTTACTATTTAAAAGGTAAA